GAGCCACTTTTCAATCCTCCGCTTGGCGTAATGTGCGCCGCGTTTCGGGAAGCTGCCGCAGCTGTACTTGTATGCGGTGCCGGTGATGATCGGCTCCAACACCAGCACGATGATGTGGTGCAGCCATTGCTCGTGGATCTCCGGCTCGAAGATCTTTCGGATCTTGCCGTGTTCGTAGATGATCTTCGGGGTGTGCTTATGGGGCTTGAATCCGAGTTTCGGGTTCTGGACTTCTATTCCATCGGGTTTGGTGTTCAAAATCATATCGTGCATCTTCTGAACTTCATCGTCCAGATGGGCATCGATATACTTTACCTCCGCTCGGCGTGTTTTGCCTTTCCGAAGGTTCTTGTATGCCTTGCGGATTGTTTCCTCCGAAAGCATTGCTTGATACAGATACTTGTACTCTTTCAACTTGTACGCCTATAAGATATTCTTTCTTCTATCTCCTGCACCCGGCAGGTGCGACCGCTTTACCGGGTGCCCTGTATCGGACCTATTTCCACTCATCTTTCCAGTTATGGCGAGTAAGCCGTATTTCAACGGTCAGCGGTGTAGGCTGCGCCCATCATGGCGCAGTGCATAAAATGCAGAGTGCGGCGGCTTTGGCGTAGGATGTAGATTGCAGATAGAATCAGGCCGAGCCGATGTTCCAGTTGCTCCAACCAGCGTCATTGTTCAGATTGATGCACCGAGGCCCCGTATTGGTGCCATTGTTGCAATTACCGAACCGTAGGCCCACCGAAGGTGACGCCGCCGCACTCCCCTTATTTATTTTTCAAAAATGAATAAGCGATTTAGGCTCCACTGGGGGAGTTGCGCTT